CGGACGATAAAACCGGCTGGACCGGGATAGTCTTTGAGGTGGCGGCTTCCGGTGTATTCGGTAATAAAAAGGAGGTGGACGATACGCCCTTCTGGGATGTATTGCTTTATCTGTATAAATGTAAATTTGAGTATTTGCACCAAAAACGTAACAAGAAATGAGAACGACAACAAGAACAAAAAACAAGATCAAGAAATTTGAAGGGTTACGCCTGAAAGCGTATGTATGTGCCGCGGGAGTATGTACGATCGGTTACGGTCATACGGCCGGTGTAAAACCGGGTGATGTTATCACCGAGGCCCAGGCCGATGCTTTCTTTGAATCGGATATCAGGGCGGTAGAAAACCAGGTAAACGCGCTTCCCCTTGATTTGGGACAGTACCAGTTTGACGCGGTAGTAAGCTTTTGCTTTAATGTAGGTATCGGAAAATTAAAGAAATCAACGCTTTATAAGAAGATCAGAGCAGATGCGTATGATTCATCCATACCGGCAGAGTTTAAAAAGTGGATATACGGAGGCGGTAAGATTCTTCCGGGGCTTGTTACCCGCCGTGAATGGGAGGCAAAACGTTATCAGGGATTGACAATATGATAGATATAAAGGTTTACCGTGAATACTGGGAAGGCGTGCAAAAACGTATTCCTGAAATAAAGAAGGTGCTACCCGTTACCATTGACGAGGAAATGAGTAAGACGATACAGGGGCTATCAAAAGAAGAATGTCCGGTGCTCTTTATTCTGATCCCGTCGGGAACGGGTGCCAGCCTTTCGGCTGATAATGTGAGGGAAAATAATTTATGCGTTATTTTCCTTATGAGCAAGTACGATCCCCAACGTAAAGGGGCTTATGAGACTATCGAAGAGGTGCAGCCGGTTATGGAGCGTATCAAACAAATGCTGATAGAAGATTCTGCCACTGGTTGCCCTGTCACTAAGGAACTGGATTTAACCAGCCTTTCCACTCTTCCGGAATCCGGCTTTTACAGGACGTTTGCAGGGTGGAGCCTGGCTTTCTCATTTAAAACAAGATTCTAATGGATGCTTTTGCGTGGTTCTGGTTAGCTGTTATAATATGTATTATTACAATAGGTGTAAATGGTACATTATGTACCTATTGGAGATATAAATATACCTCTAACAAGAAAAATGAAACTGTTAAGGACGAACCCGGGGAAAGGCACATTATTACCGGATTTTCAAAAAATGAATAACTGAATGGCCGAGAATTTTAAAACGGATTTCTTTACCGACCGGATCGGGCGTGGAATACAGGACATATTTCAAGCCCAACTGGATATCGCTACCAAACGGATTTACCAGAAAGGCCGTGAGCGTAGGAAAGTACAGGGAACCGGGGAGATCATACAAGGGCGATCCGGTGCATTAATGGCCGCACTACAGAACCCGAATTATTCGGTCATTCCGGACGGCGAAGGAGTAATCGCACATTCTAACCTTCCATTATATACCCGCTTCCTGGATATGAAGAAACACGGTAATTACCAGATTTATAACCGGCAGATATACGGGATTCTATATCATGACACACTCGGGAAGATTAAATATGAATATCAGGATTATGTAAGGGAAAGGGTAAAGGAAATGTTTGTCAGTTCGCTAAAGTAAGTGTGTTGTTATCTTCCAAAGTTCATTCTTTATATTACGATGTTAAAATATAGCAAATTCGCAATAAATGTATTTGTATTATTTGCATGGTTATTGCAAATTTGCTATATTTGCACTGTATTTAAAAGTTCTTTTATTTTATGAAGTACAATCAACTTTACGCCGAATTAAAGGCGGCAGGTTGTTACGTTGTGAGACATGGCGGAGAACACGATGTTTGGTTCAGTCCCAAGACTGGCAAAAAGTTTTCGATACCCCGTCACGGGTCTAAAGAGGTTTCTCTTCACATAGAACGTAACGCAAGAAAAGTGCTGGGGATTTAATCCCCGCACTTCTTTACTTCATAATTTAAGACTTTTAGGTGCGATAGTGGCAGGTAATATTGCCTGCCACATTTAAAAATAAATAGTATGAAAGTGAATGTTTTGTTTGAACGTGCGAAAGACGGTTATTATTCCTGTTTTATGGAAGAAGAGTTACCGGATTTTGGATTGGCCGGCTACGGAGATACAGCGGAAGCGGCTAAGGCTGATTTTCTGAAATCATACGAGGAAATAAAAGAGATGTTAGCGGAAGAAGGCAAGGAGGTTCCAGTATTGGAATTTTCTTATAAATATGATCTACAATCATTCTTTAATTATTTTTCATTTCTCAATATTTCAAAGATAGCAGAGGTTGCTGGTATAAATCCGTCTCTTATGCGTCAGTATGCGTCCGGAGTGGCGAATGTCGGTGAAAAACAGTATGATAAAATAAGGATAGCAATAAAGAAAATAGGAAATGAATTAGTTTCCGCTCAATTTTGATAATACAACCTGTTATAAGGTTTCTATTATACTTCATAAAAAAGAACTTAATACACCCGATGTATTATTTCGTGAGAAATGATATATCAATTAAGCCCGGCCCAATTCGGGCGGGCTTATTTCCAATTATTTATTACTTGTATCTTATAGTAATTATATGACATATGAAGATATTTTATTTCTGATCGGCTTTTTCCTGGTAATAGCTTTTTTCGTAGGATGTAAGCATAAACCGGCTACTTTATCCGGGTGGCTTGCTTTTGCCTTTCTTTCCTTTATCGTGACGCCTCTTATATCAGTACCTTTAACTTGGTACGTTTGCCGGATGTTTGATCAGGCAACGATAAAGGATATTTTGATCCTTCGGATTTTACATTTAAGAGATAAAATACTTTCTTCTTAGTATAATAAGCCTGTAGAATGGTTCTACGGGCTTTTTTTATGTCCTTTTCCGCCACTTTACACCAGGATAATTTTGCCTTATAAAATTTACTCTTATGGCAAAATTAAAACCTGACTATATCGAATGGGTGTTAACCCTGAACGCCTCCGATGCGCAGAAGGAAATACATAATCTTTCAGAAAAGAACAAGGAGCTCCGGGATAGCAATAAGGAGATAAAAAAGGCTATGACCGATTTAATTGCCACCGGGAAAGCTGGCGGTAAACAATGGAAAAGGCTTGATGAGCAACTGAAAGAAAATAATAAGACGATCGGCGAGAATAACAAGAAGATTGCCGAATGTGAGAAACGGCTGGATAAAACCACCATGAGTGCCAACCAGCTGGCAAGGAAGGCAAACGCCTTGCGGAAAGAGCTTCGCGATACGGTGAAATCCTTGCAGCCGGAAAAATATGCCGCCCTGGAGAAGGAACTGAAAGAAGTTGAGAAAGCATACGGGCAGGCCACGAAAAAGGCGGAAGGTTTCGGCGGTTCCCTTCTTTCCCTGAATAAGATAAAAACGGTTCTGGCCGGTGTGTTTGTCACTATCGGCGCAATGATAACCGGACAGATTGTCGGCGGGCTAAGGGATGCGATCAGTACTATTATAGAGTTCGAGAAGAAAAACAGTACTTTGGCCGCTATTCTGGGAACCACGAAAAAGAGTATCAAGGATTTAACAGATGAAGCGCGCCGGCTGGGTGCTACTACTTCTTATACGGCCGCACAGGTAACGGAACTTCAGATAGAGCTTGCCAAGCTGGGATTTTTTAAAGAGGATATTAAAGCGATGACGCCTTCCGTGCTGAAATTCGCTAAGGCTGTGGACACTGATCTTGCCTCGGCTGCTACGCTTGCCGGTGCAACATTGCGTATTTTCAACCTTGATGCGGAAGATACGGAACGGGCACTTTCTACCATGGCAATAGGTACAACGTCTTCGGCCCTGAATTTTGAATACCTGAATAGTGCAATGTCTACCGTCGGCCCGGTTGCTAATTCTTTCGGATTCACAATCGAGGAAACGACCGCCCTTTTGGGAGCTTTGGCAAACAGCGGTTTCGACGCTTCATCGGCAGCGACGGCAACACGTAATATTTTGCTTAACCTGGCTGACAGTAGCGGCAAACTCGCGCTTGCTCTTGGCGGTCCGGTTAACAACCTGGATGATCTGGTAAAGGGACTTAAAAAACTAAACAGCGAAGGAATAGACTTGAACAAGGCCCTTGAACTGACCGATAAACGTTCCGTTGCAGCGTTTAACACTTTCCTTAACGGTACCGATACCGTGCTGGCACTTTGCGATGCGGTAACAGGTGCGGAAGACGCCTTTAATGCTATGTCCGAAGAAATGGGTGATAACGTTCAGGGTGCATTAAACCGGCTAAGTTCAACTATTGAAGGGGTAGTTTTACGTTTCTATGAATCAAAGGGTATTCTCCGGGATTTAATAGACCTTGTTACGCTTATGGTGGAAGGTGTGGGTGGTATGATCGACATGTTTAATAAATGGGGTGTTGTCACTTATACCGTTACCGCTTATTTGGTTTCTTACTATGGAGGACTGAAAATCGCTACCATATGGCACGCCCGTTTTAAAACGGCGACCTTTGCTTCGGTCGTTGCAGAGAAAGCGCACGCCGTACAGCTTTATATCAGCCGGGCGGCTACTCTGGCTTATGCGGCGGCCCAGGCATTGCTGCACCTGAATATTAAAAGATGTACCGCCGCCCTTCGGTTAATGAGGATCGAACTTTTGAAGAATCCATATACGGCCCTGCTCGCGTTACTCGTGGCAGCCGGTGTTGCTATCTACCAGCTTGCAAAGAAGACGGAACAGGCTTCGGCGGCGATGAAGGCCCACCAGGAAGTCGTAAAGAAAGTAAATGAAGAATATTCCAGCCAGGAAGCAAAAATAAAAACTCTTGTGGCTGCTATCAATGATGAGAACCTTTCCAACTACACCCGTAAACAAAGGCTCGCAGAATTAAAAGAACTGATACCGGATTATAATGCGGAATTGAATGAAGAAGGCAGGCTCATAAACAACAACAAGGAGGCCATAGATCAATATTTAGTTTCCTTGGAAAAACAAATCAAGTTGAAAGCTTACCAGGAGGAACTGGAAGAATTGTACAAGAAAAAAAGGAATCTTGAAAGCCAGGAATCAGAGCAAAGCGACGCTTACTGGGACACCCGCCAGCAAAATACATTGTCAGGATATAACCGGAACAGTCTTACCGCTAAAATAAGCCGTTTATTTGGTACGGAAAAAGAGGCTAACCAGTTGAAAACCCTACAGACAACACAGAAGGATTTGGCCAGTATAGAATCAGCAATCGCCCAGATCAATAATGATATTTTAAAAACAGAGGCGACAGCCACTTCATTAACCGGAACCAATAAAGAAAATATAAATACTGAAACATCCCTCATAAAGAAACTGGAGGCAGAAAAGAAAAAGGTTCAAGAACAGTGGGCAGAAGACAGCGAAGCGAATATCGCCAAGAAAAACAAGGAAATAGAACGTATCGACACCGAAATAAAACGTTTAAACGAACTGGGGAAGGTCAAAAAGAAGGCGGAAGCCGGGGAGTATAAAAATACGGAAACGGACGCCACGTTAAAACCTCTGGAGATCGAGCACGAAAAACGTATGCTTCTAATCAAACAGAACCGGGAGAAGGAAAATAAGACGGAAGCCCAGTATATTCTCGAAGGAACGGCGGAAAACCTTCGCTATTACCGGGAACGTATCGACGCACTCCAGAAGCTGGAAGCAAAGACACCGGCCCAGAAGAAGAAGTTACTCGATGAAATCCACAAGCTCGAAACAGAAGCACAGACGGCCATTTTTACGGAAACCGGCAAGCAGGAGGACGCCCGTATAAAACTGGTACAGGAGAAACGGGATGAACGGTTAAAGATTGAAACCGCCTATTACAATGTCCAGAAGGACACCATGGAAAAAGCGGTATTAAACCAAAGTATCACGCAGGAAGCCGCCGACGCCTATATGCTGGAAGTTGAAGCGGAGCACGCCGCAGAACTCCTGGAGATAAACCGTACTTATCTGGATGATGTAAACGCCTTGGAGATCACCAGTAAACAAAAACGTATAGATACCGTTACGGAAGCGGCCGACGCCGTGCGTGAAACCGAAATGCAGCTACTACGTGACCAGGCGGCCATTGCTCAAAAAGTACGTGAAATAACTTCCGTTCCGGTAGGAATAACCGGTATGCAGGAGGCACACCGGAAGCAGGTTCAGGATGTAGAAACGACTTATAATGCCATAATTGAGATAGCAAGACAGGCGGGGATTTCTACCGTTGGTTTGGAGAAGCAGAAACAACAGGAAATTAGCCAGCTTGAATTTGACTACCAGAATAGTTTATACCAGATTCAATCCCAGATCGGCGTATCATGGGCACAGGAATACCAGAATGAACTGGCCCTGTTAAAGAATCTGCACGATCAGGAATTAATAGATGAAAAGACATACCAGCGTAAAAAGCTGCAAATGCAGATGAATAACGCTAAAAAATACTTTGATTATTATTCTGGTCTTTCCTCTTCCATGGTGGAAGCCATTCAACAAGCCGAAATCGACCAGGTGGAAGCAAAATACGATGTTCTCATACAGGAAGCCGAGAACAACGGTGAAGATACTGCCGCCCTGGAAGAAGAGAAGGAAAATAAGAAACTGGAGATTCAAAAGAAGTACGCGGATGTAAACTTTGCTATCAAGTGTTCCCAGATCATAGCAGATACGGCCGTTTCGATTATGAAGGCGTACGCGGACCTCGGACCGATCGCCGGAACCGTTGCTGCAGTAATGCTTGCGGCTACCGGTGTGGCCCAGCTTGCATCGGCCAAAGCAGAACGGGACAGGATTAAAAACATGTCCTTGAAAAACACCACCGGCAGCAAGACTGCCACGGCTGAACGTGTTGTTTCCGGTTCTTCCGGTGGTGGATATTCGGAAGGCGGTTACACCGGTCCCGGCGGACGCTATGAAGTGGCCGGCGTAGTTCATAAGGGAGAATATGTGGTACCACAGCCGGAAATGAATAATCCTAAAGTAATTGACGCTGTTAGCACTATCGAAGCGATCAGGCGGCAGCGTACCAATGCGAACCCGTTGCCACAGAATCCGGGTGAATATGCGGAAGGCGGTTACGTTACCTCTTATGCAGGGGATTCTTCCTACTGGGAGTTCCTGGAAGCGGCAAAGGAGCTGCGCGCCTCCTGTGAGGCTATCAAATTGATAAAGGCCTATATCGTTTATCAGGATTTGGAGAAGGCCAAAGAAACTATAGATAACGCCCGCGACACCTTTACACGCGGAAAATAAGTAATCATTATGCTAAAGATAAAGACGAACAAAGGTTATCTGGATTTAGGGGGAGACTTTACCGTACAGATTGATGAAAAATCCCCTGTCATGAACGACCGGGGATCGCAAACCGTACCGGTTACGGTTCCATGTACCGGCAACAATGCTAAAATAACCGGTTTTGCTCACCGTCTCGACATGGGTATAAAGCCGATGAATGAAGATCAGGCATGTACGGTATTGGACGGAGCATATAAACGTACCGGGAAGATAAATATTGTTTCCGCCGGTAAAAAAGAAGGTATTACCCTTAACATCGGCTTTGACAATTCGGAAGCCTACAGCGCATGGAAAGCAAAAAAATTAAATGCTATTACATTACCAGTGAAGGAGTATAGCAGCGTTAATTCTCTTTGCGCACATTTGCAACAAGTTTTAGGAGGTTATCAGACTGATTATGCCGTATTTCAGATTATGACCGGTAACGATTCGAAAGATAATCAGTTTTACCCTAAATACTTGAACTATATCACACCTGTATCAGAAGGAAGCAAAGTTTATCGGTTACGTTATCAAGCAAGAACAGAAACTTTTTTAGTAAATGGAACTCCGACTGCAGTAACACTTCCGGAAGGTTACGGCGTGACAGCCTTTTTATATGTATGGCGTGTACTGGAACTTGTTTTTTCCGAATTTGGATATACAATAATGGAAAATCCTTTTAAAACAGATAAACAACTTTATAACTTGGTAATATTGAATAATGCGGCCGACTGTTGTGTTAAAGGAAAACTTTCTTACGCGGATTTGATGCCGGATTGTACGGTCGAGGACTTTTTAAACGCCCTTTATGTGCGTTTCGGACTGGTTTATAATGTTTCTTCCGATACGAAAACGGCCACTTTAAGACTGATCCGGGATATTGTGGATGATGTTCCGGACATTGATTTATCCCGTAGCCTGACAGACGAACCTTTAATAACTTATGAAACGGCCCGGCAAATGAAGTTATCGGCCAAAACTTCCTTTACCGGTGCGGCCCCCTCTGTTGAAAGACTTGAAGATTACTTGAAAGATCAGAAAGTCGCAAGGTTAACTAAAGTTGATGTATCTAAAAGGGTGATACATCTAAATTATGAGGAAACAACAGGACGGTGGTTTAAATGGGATGAAGATAATAACCGCCTTACTTATTCTTCATCGAGTTTCTTTTCCTGGGATCGGAAAACCGACAATATCGAAGATAACGAATTAACCAGCGACGACGAATGCGTTCCCATGGATTTTGCCCCGAATGATATTCTTTCCCCTCAATATCTTGCTGATTACGTGCACCGTTACACGTATCTTAAAACTTCCTCTAATAATAACGATGAAGACTCGGAGAAGGTGGAAACACCGTTATCCTTCGTGTTTGCGTTTACGTCTTCCCAAAATAGTAAATATCCTTTCGGTTCTGTGTTACCTTACACCTCTGACGCCGAAGAGGTTATATTAAGAGACGGAAGCAAGCATACAATGTCGCTATTTTTTCAATATGATAATGGCCTGTTTTTTAACTTCTGGAGGAAATACGACGCTATATTAAGACATTCATTCAATAAGATAGAGGCAAACGTTTTGTTACCGGTTCACCGGCTTACGGGTATGGATATCTTAACACCGGTAATACTTCGAGGACAATATTTACTTTTTGACGGGCTTTCTTATTCTCTTCCGGCAAATAAGATTGTACCCGTTGATCTGACATTAAGAACACTCCGGTTGATTGGTCCGTACGATTTGGATAAGGAACAGGAAACACCCGTTTTTGGTTCCAGGCTTTTTACGTGGGAATTTATAAGTTCAAATATAGAAACAGCCAAAGAAAATGAAAGGAACAGGATTTTACAACAGGCGAGGGATGAATGGAACAAAAGGCCGACCGCTGTGAACGAAATGAAATCAATAACTTACTCGCTTGACGGATATACAACTCGTAATGATGATAAATACTTGGTTGAAAACTATCCCCAGGAAGCGGGAATTACATTACAAAGGAACTATAAATGTAAAGCGACAGCAATAATAAGTATTTACTACGAGCCTGGAAGTTTTACTCCCGGTACATATCGGGATGTTACGTATGAATCCGAATTTGAATATACAGATACTTTTGTTTCTGTTGTCTATTCCGGTTAATCCCGTCCTTTATTCTTCCTTTGATAAACCCAACTTTTGCACCATGGAAAAGCAGAATAACATCGTACTTGCCCCGTGCGCCACACAGGTAACGGAGCTTTATAATTTATGGAGGGAAAACCATACGGGCCGGCTTACGGACTTTTATAAGTTTATGGTAAACCCTTCGGCTGCCAGGGATCGCTTTATATCCTCTCTGGAGGCGCAGCATGAGTTAATCGGAAGTTTTATCGTAACCAAAACAGCAATACAATGAGTGCCAGCGACGAAGCTTTAAAGGTGAACATATATCCGACGGGAAATGCCTTTACGCGTAATCCTATTTTTCTGTCTGTATCATCCTATTCTATGGCAACATACAGTATCAGAATGAATAATGAGGAAATTTTCAAAGGAAACGGAATCGGGGAATTTCGTGTTAATATAGCCGAGATTGTCGAAACCGGAATAGCAAGTACACCGATTTTACCGGATAATACGGAGCCTCTGCTTGCCGTTTCCGGTTTGTCGGCCAAAGTAACTATACATGTGGTTAATGAGGGGGAAGAAGAATATAACCTGTCTTTTACAGCCTGGAAAGGGGGGATTTCCAAGAAGGAGTTTAGACGTCTTCGAAATATGGGGACTGATATATTTTCTTTGAAGTTCCTGAATGAATCTTGTAATTTCTTCTTTACCACCCGGAGTAACGACTGGCGTATAACGATGCGCGAGACGGAACTTTACCCGCTTTGTTTCATTTATCCGGGACACGAACTGAAAATAACGGAACTTCTTACCGGTCAAAGCCTTGCAGTACCAGGCACGACGGGGAGTTTATATGCCTTGAACCTGGAAGCCGTAAGACTTAAATTCTTTACCGATTACGGGGTACTGGCCAACCTTTTTGACGTGTATAGCGGTGATACGTTCGCCCTGCGGATCGGGATCGAGCAAAGCCCGACGGTTCGCGAGCATTACCGGCTCCGGTTCCTGAACAGTTACGGGACTTACGAAGTGTTTTCTCTGGAAGGCGAAGCGAGCGTAACTCCCGGCATGGATGAAGACGAAGACGCTGTTTTCCGGCGTTACGATGAAATTACCGATGATTATTATTCGGATCGCATACGTACGGAGATACAGGAAGCCGTAACGATTAAGACGGGATTCAAACGCCCGCAAGAAATACGCTTTCTTCTTGATCTGCTTTCCTCTGATAATGTCTACCTGTCTGGTTACGGTCAGGAAGAGATCAAGGTAATTCCTTCGGCGGAAGAGTTTTCTTATCGTGTCCGCCCTGACGCGCCGCAGAACGTGACGTTAAAGCTCACGTTTGCCGAGAAGGAGTCCAACTGGACCGGAGAAATTACGGAAAGCGGCTACCGGAAACCGGGCGTTCATTCCAAAGAGTTCAGCAAACAATTTAATTAATGTATCTATATGGCAACACAGGAGTATATCGATGATCTTATTATAGTCATTGAAACCGCGGAAGACGCGGGAAGCGTTACTAACCAAATGGTGGCGGCGGTTCTTGACTTTTTAAACGTAAACCTGAAAAAGGTTTCCCAGGGTGAGGAAGTTCTGGAAGAGGAAGCCGCACGCATTGCCGCCGATGCTGCATTACAGAAGGCTATAGACGCCGTATCTTTACGTATCGACCGGCTTGTCGGTAATAATGCCTCCCAGGCAATCGACAACTTTAACGAAATTCTTAATTTTCTGAACGGGCTTAAAGATAGTGATTCGCTTGCCGCATTGCTGGCTGATATTAACACCCGTATTGGCAGCGAAGACGGTTCACAGAGCGAAGACGGTTCTCTTTGGGGAAAGCTGAAAAGTTTATCCCAGGATATTTCCAGTTGTTCCGAGGACATAAGCACGTTGCAGATAGACCGTGACAAAATAAAACAGGAGTTGCAGCAGACGGCCGGACTCCAGGTTTCAACCTTTACCAACGTGAACAACTTTTTGAACGCCGGTACCGTCTATAGTGACCTGTCGGGAGTGTTTACAGCATTGAAAACGGCGGATAAGATTAACAATGTCCGGAAAAACGGCGTGATCCTTTCGTTCCTTACTGCCGACGGCTGGGTGACGAAGCAATTTAGAGGTAATCCAGACACGGATTTTGAAAATGTCGAAAAGTGGGAGGATTTCGGCAGCGGCGGTTCGGCCGGCGGGAATACTTATAACGTAACCGGTAACATGCCACTAACGGAAGGTTTCTATACTCTTGCTTCCGCCATTGCCGCGGTACCGGACAAGTGGCGCGACCGGGGGCGTGTTATCACTTTTGAAACATCGCTCGGCAAATGGGAGACGTACCAGTTTACCGGAACCGCCCTGGATGTCTGGGAGCAGGAGGCGAGCTGGGAAGAGTTCGGCGGCAAGGGAACGGTAAAGAGTGTAACGGTAAACGGCGAGAAGCAGACGCCGGACGCGGCCGGTAATGTGAATGTAAACGTGGATATCCTGGAAGTGGACGAAACTTTGTCCTTAGATTCCACCAATCCGGTAGAAAACAAGGTTGTAACCGCCCGTTTTAACGAGGTGGACGCTTCCACGTTGTTCAATGTAAATGCGGAGGTAAGCGAGGATGAAACATCCGTCCGTCTGTCTTTCCAGAATAAAAGCGGTGCGGAAATTACCGCTGTAGATATCCCGGCCGGTTCCGGTGGAGGTTCCGGCGAAACGGTGGCTACTAAAATTGTATTAAATGCGGCTGTAGATAACACCATAATCAAGGAAGGCGGAAACGCCCGTCTTACTTATACGTACGATCACCAGTACACCACGGGGGACGAAAAAGGGGAATCCACCGGGCAAAAGGCAGATATAACCGTTACGATCAGGCGTGGAACAACTACCATGTATTCCCAAACAGTCAACGATGTTTCTAAAGGTAGTTACGAACTGGACCTTTCAAGTTACTTGCTTGTGGGAAACACGGATATTTACGTAGTGGCAACCACTACCGATCCGACTACCGGCAAGAAACAAACCCGGCAGGCATTTACATCCGTAAAGGTTGTCAGCCTTTCCCTTACCAGCTCTTATAATCTGGCCGGGGCCATAGCCGCTGGCGGTTATACGCTGGCCGATACGATTAATATTCCTTATGCCGTCAACGGTTCCGGAACAAAGGTCGTCACGCTTTATCTGAACGGCCAGCAACAGAACGCGCACACCATTACAAGATCGGGAACGACAAACGGCAGTTTCAGTTTGTCCCCTTCTTCGCTTGTAACCGGTCGGAATACCGTTCAAATGGTTGCCGAAATGGAGGCTTCCGCCGATCTTGTGTTAAAATCCGAAAGTATCTACATTGATATCCTGAAATCCGGAGGATCGGCACCGTTCATCGGCACGATGATAAGTTTTCCGGACGGTCGTATTTTTACGGAGGATCATCTTGTTCCGCGCTTGGAAGCGGGGCAGTACGAACAGGTGAAATTTGACTTTGTGGCTTATGATCCCGCCGCGACGCCGGCCAAAGTGGACGTTTACCGGGACGGGGTGAAAACGCAGTCTGTCAGTGTGGCGCGTACTACGCAGACATATACCAACCGTTTTACCCAGCAGGGTGAAATCAATATGAAATTTAAGACGGGAGCCACGGAATACCCGTTTTATATCGACGTGACGGAAAGCGGGATCGACTTGCAGGAAACTACCGCCGGGCTTGTACTGAAACTTTCAGCAGCCGGGCGGAGTAACAGTGAATCCGATCCGGGAGCCTGGGATTATGGCGACATACATACAGCGTTTGCAGGTTTCGACTGGAACAGCAACGGCTGGACGGGTGACGCCCTGAAACTTACGGGAGGCGCGAAGATTGAAATCGGGTACCGGCCGTTCTCCACAGATGCGACCACTACCGGGGCTACCTATGAAATGGAAATTCTTTGTTCGTCGGTAACGGACCGGCAGGGAGTGATACTGGACTGTATGGCCGGCGATATCGGTTTCCAAATGACAACGGAGCAGGCCCTTATGCGTGTTTCTGGCGGTACGGAAGTAAGTACAAAGTTTGCAAGTGATATGAACCTGAAAATAGCCTTTATTGTCGGGTCCAAGGCTGGCAAACGGTTGCTGGAACTTTATGTAAACGGAATCCGTTGCGGGGCTGTACAGTATGGGGCTACCGAAGGACTACTGCAGGCGGAACCGGTGAACATCCGTTTGTTCAGTGATACGGCGGATGTGGAGATCAGGAATTTCCGTATTTATAACCGTGCGCTTACGGATGATGAAGAATTAAATAATTACATGGTAGACCGTACTACGTCGGACGAAATGGTCCTGTTATTTGAAAAGAACGATGTTACGGGGGACAACGGTACGGATATCGACATAGACAAGTTACGCGCCCAGGGAAAGGCGGTTATGCGAATTGTCGGCGATGTGAACCTTGTCAACGCCACCAATAACAAGAAATTCGAGGTACCGGTCGATATCTATTTTTATAGCCCGTACGGTAAGGAGTATGATTTTGTAGCAAGGAATGTCGGTCTAAGAATACAAGGTACATCATCCACCACTTATCCGCGTAAGAATTACCGTCTTTA